AAACGCATGTCAGGCAGCATGCAGGCACGTCGGTTCAAACGTCTGTCGATCATCGCTCTGCCTATTGGTTTGGCGTAAAGGCTGTAGTCAATTACCTTGCCATAGAAAACTCATTGATGGGTTGGCCTTATCTGTCAGTGTATGGAACCGAAGTTGACGGTAAGCATAGATTCTCTCTGAAAAATCATCAGTTTGAGGTGGGTAACAAGTTCTACTATGAAGACGACTCGATCTCTGGTGTTTACGATTATGTGGCACATCCCACAACATCGTCGTACATATACCTGGATGGAGCTACTGGTGGGGAAACCACCGGAAAGCTGTATCGTGTTTGCGAGAGCATAACGCAAGATGCCACGATGGGCGTTGTGTCAATTTTGAACCACAGATTTGCCGAAGGGGTGAGGATCAAGTTTCGGATGGCTGGTGCTGCTGGGGGCATGGAGGAGCTTGACGGGGATACGATTGGTTGGCTCAGGGCAGGCCCGTCAGTAGTGATGTCAGGAACAGATGACCATACAGGTGATCCTGTAACGACCAAGCTGGTTGACACCGCTGCCGATTTCAGCAGCATCGGCGTAGGGGGGCGTGTCTACAATCTGGCGACAGGTGCATCAGGTGTAATAACGTCGATCAGTCAGACCACTAACCCTAATGACACGGTGAACTTTTCGGCTGGATTGACCGGGCCCAGAAGTGATACGGTTTTGACGTTTACTACGGGGAATGCTTATAGGGTGTTCTCTGCGATGGATGATGATTCGTTTGGGCTATACGAGTTCTACCGCGACAACAGGGGTGCGTTGGTTCCGCTGCCTACGCCTGCGGGCTCGTTCTCTGCCAGCAATGCGACTGAGTACATTATGGGAGGCGGCGGATGTGCTTGGACATTGGACGGCAGCAACAGCACGTTCACGAACTTCCGGGCAGAGGGTGACTCGGTGCCTTTTGCATACATGATTATCCCTGGTGGCAAGACAGGGTTGAATGTATCGGGGTTCTCGAATGCCCACACCGTGAAGCCGCGAAACATAGTGTATGGTGATCCAGGAGTGAATCCATCGTCTGAGAGCGTCGGGACGTTCAATCACCTAAATCACAACATCGAAAACTCCAGGGTTGCTGCCTATGATGATGGTGCATCCAGCGGGTGTGCAACTAATGCAATTGTTGAGTTTGACATAGCGTTGAAAAGTTTTGCTGCGGGTAATCGTGTAACTAACGTGGTTGATATTACGGAAGACAAGGTGCCAGCCTTGCTGTTCACGCATCCTGTAGGTGCCAGTGTTTCAGGCATTACTTATGCCGATGGTGAGAGAAACTATGGGTATCAATCTGGAAACAAGTTGGATGGTGTGGAAATATCAATCGAAAGGTGGCATGATGATGCAACACCTCCAGCACGTACCGATATTGATCCGACGTACTTTGAGATGAGGTTGACGTGGACAAAGTTCAGGATTGATGACCATACGGTAGACATCACGAACTTTGATGATGGGTATGAAGGGCAAGAGATAACGGTGTTTTGTGGCAGTAACACCAACGCAAAGGACATCATCCATGATGTTGCCAAGATCGTAACCACTAGCGGGGGGGACATTACGCCGTCTGCGGGTGACCTGTTGCGGTTTATGTTGATTGACGATGTATGGTATCAATCATAAAGGGGTATAATGATAGTTACGTGCAAGACATTTGATGATTTCATAGAAAACTTGAATGCCCTTCCGACGAACAATCGTTTAGTAGAGGGTGTCCTGCGTGTCTCAATCAGTGAGATGGATGAGACAGGTGATGGGGTCAAGTTCATCATCAATTTTCAGGCGTCAGCAATTGCCTGGTTGGCTGACATGGAGGGTCAATATCTTCTGGAGTTGGGAGTGAATGTTGGCAGGGACATCCGGGACGCTGAACCGGAGTTGGCGGGCACGGAGAAAGCCTTAGAATGTAAAATGGTTTTGAGAGAGTTGTGTGAAGTTCGGGGTTGGACAATCCTCCCGGGCATAATTTCAATCTAAAGGAGAGAAGAACGATGAGTGAGAAGAACGAAGTATCCTCGAAAAACTTTGATGAGGCTATGGTGAAGGCCAAGGATGCCGGCAAGTGGCTGGCTGCTGTGTGGGAGGTTCGTGATGGGAAGATTGCACTGTTGAATCGAACATCGAACAAGTTTCCACGTGGTGATTTTCTACGGGTTGTTGCACAGCTTGCTTCCAACTTTTCTGATGAGGAGATGGCAGCGGTGGTGGGAGACCAGCCTGCTAGTCAACTGCCGGCAGTCCCCGAGCCTCTGCCGAGGGCTGTGCCCGACATCAAGGTGTTTCCGATGGAAGAACCAGTTGTCGAGGATATTCCGCCGGTAGGGTTTCCAGATCCAGGACCGTCGGAATGTGTTTTTGCTGATTGCTGTGCCAAAGAGCCAGAAGAGGTGGAGTTGTCGATCGGAGAGGACTGCGATACCAAGTGTGAAGAGTATGAGAGACACATGCCGACACCCACCGTGTTGCGGACAGAGGTGGCCGTGGTCATAAGTGCTGAAGGCCATCTGCCCAGTGCTCTTCCTGCGGAAGCAACTGAGGAACAGATCACCGAAGCTGTGGAGTTGTATCGGATCAGTATGGGGGCAATCGGATGAAGTGGCTAAGATCGTACTTGGCTTTTTGGGGGCTCACAATCGCTCGCAAGCGGGCTGTCAAGATTATCAAACGAAGCCAACGGCTCAACAAGCGATTGGCAAAACGTCAGCGTCAGTTAAAGCACTTGGCTGAGACCATAGACGAGGATCTGGATGATGTCTTGGAATTGAACAAGGATCGGGATCAGGCCCTTGAAATACTTATGAACAAGGTTGAAGTGTTGGAGGATATGCTCGTGCCTGAATTGACGATGGCCCAGAAGATGGCCACGGCTCGTTGGGAGGCTGAGTTGTCTATCCAAAAGGCCAGGCAGGTGGCCGCAAGACCAAATCCGGATCGGGATAATTACTGAGATGAAGAAGAACATTATCTGAAGAGAAAGAGATTTGATGGGAGCCCTCACGAAAGCGTTGCGACACTGTGAAGCCGTAGCCAATACTGCCCACAGCAATGCGTTGCAACTCAAAGCTGCTGGCATGTTGGATACGGGAACGTCTACGGCTTCAGGTTTGAGCCAGTGGACTGACAATGCTCGGTACAACGAGCGTTACAATTTGTTTCGTGGTGTTGTTTATGCAGCGATCAATGCCATTGCTCAGGAAGGATCCGGACAGCCTGTCAACATGAGCCGCATCAAGGGAACGGCCACGAAAAAGTCAAGAGCCGGAATCAAGCACGTGACCAACAAGATGCTCACATCCGCCTTGATGAAAACTGCCGATCAGGAGATAGAGGTTATCAAGGATCACGAATTTCTCAGCATGTTGGAGAATCCAAATCCTTGTCAAAACCGTTGGCAATTGACTTATTCTTTCATCGCCAATTTGCTGTTGACTGGTTGGGGCTACATCGTCGGTGGACAGACCAAGGATGGGTATGAGTTGTACTCTCTGCCAACCACCTGGATTCGCCCGGATCACAGCAAGGGGTCGTTCACTCAGTTCCGCGTTGCCAATCCGAAGGATCCAAGTGGCGGTCAGGGGGGTGTGTTGCTGGGACGTGAGAACGTGGCATTTGCCCATCTTCCAAATCCGTCGGATCCGATGAGTGCCATGGCTCCGGCCGGCTCCCAGATGCAGGCCATCCGAGTTGATGACCACATCTGGACGTCTAGGGAGCAGTATTTCAGCAACGGCATTTTCCCCAGTGTCGTTGTGACAGTTGGAAAAGACCCGCATCCGGGAGCCGAGGGCGGAGGGGTGAGACCAAGACTCACAGCGGGCCAACGTCGTCAGGTGCATTCTGTAATCAATAGGAAGATGAGTGGTGTTCACAACAATGGGAAGCCGGTGATTCTTGATGGGCTTATTGAGAGTGTTACGAAATTCTCGAATACTGCGAACGAGATGGGTTGGGAGAAGTCCGAGAAGATGACCAAGCAAGCCATTTTGACTGCATTTTGCGTTCATCCGTATATCCTGGGCGAACATATGCCTGGATCAATGGCCCAGGCGTACATCATTGAAAAGCGATTCTTCGAGCGGGTCAATACATATCTTGATATGCTCGGAGCTATGATGACCAACTTCATCGGACAGGCCGATGGTGATGACAAGTTGTTGGTGTGGTGGGAGAAAAAAGAGGCTGTCGATCCGTCCCAACGTGCTAATAATCTGTTCAAGTTGAGAAGCAACGATGACATTAGCCAGGACGAGATCCGGGCCGAGTATGGGTTTGCTCCCGACGAAGATCGTAATCAGTCAGTACTCGGTAAGAGTGCTCCACAGGCGATGGAAACGTTGAAGTTGCTTGGTGCCGGGGCCATCACAGAAGAGCAAGCTCAGACTACGCTGGAGGCGATGGGATTGCCGTCCGATGTGGCCGAAAAGATGAGCAAGCCTCCAGAGAAGGTGGAAAAGCCGGCAGAAGGTGGTTTTCCAGGCGGAGAAGGGGCATTGCCGGACGATCAACTTTCTTCAGATAAAAACATACCAGCCAAGGAAGAAGGCGTTCTAGGAGTTGCTACGGCCTTGGAATCGGCTGTGAGTTTTCTTCAGATGAGCCCGAAGCAGTTAGCCAGTCAAATTGTGGATGGTAGCAAGGGCAATTGATTCGGATGAACACCACCAAACTCTATGACAAGATCCTTGACAATGCTCGAGCAGCAGTCGAGCTGAAGATCGTTATGGAGAAGCCCCAGCTCTGCAAACTGCTTTTAGATCATGCACAAGCTGCAATCGAGCAGAAGGCAGCATCAGACCGCAAGGTGGTACTCCGGGAAATCTTCATCAAGCAGTATGAAGAAGTCGAGGATGATTTGGTCGTGGCTTTGCAGCCGATGTTCATCAGGCAGATTAAGAGTATTGCCAGTCGGTTGAGTTTGTTGGATGTGTCGACAGATAAATCACTTGCTCCTGTTTCGGATCAAGCACAAGACCTTGTTACCATGTCGTTTGATCCGACGGAGTGGAAAAAGGAATTGTTGAATCGAGCATTGCCGGTGATGGTCAAGAAGATGTTGGAAGCTGCTTGGATTCAGTTGAAAGTAATGGGGATCGATAAGAAGTCAATCGTGGCGTGGGGAGACAAGCATATTCAAGGCCACCACAACCATTCCACACATGGAAGGGGTGGGGTGGTCGTTGCTTTGAAGAAACCTGAGGATAGCTAGGATGCCTAGAAAAGTAGAATATGAACCGACGCCTGAAGAAATTGAAAAGGCTACGGTCAAAATTAGGCAAGGATGGAGCAAGCACAAGGAGGAGGTCCGGAACATGCTTCCAGGGCCGACGCCTTACGAAACGCCCGTCTACCGAGTTACCGAGTCACACGTACCGAGAGATAGTTCCCTAGTTTTCACGAGGGTTGAGTGATGCCGACAACGGCAACAGAATGGTTAGATGACCACCCGGGCGATGTTGAAAGCCTCACTCAACTGATGGCTGATTCGGGTTTGGATATCAAGTTGCTGACTGAATTGCCACCCCAGATGCAGAAAGAGATAGCCACACAACTGGCTGATACATTTAAGCAGCCCTATTGGACTGATATTCACAACACAACCAAGGGGGATGCTGAACGTCATCTTCAGCGTGGTTTGGACGATGGCTGGTCAATTTCAAAGATTGCCAAGAACATGCGGGAGCACTTCATTGATCCGGCCGATCCGAAAGGTACGAAGAAATATGCAAGACGACGGTCATTAAATATCGCCAGGACAGAAGCTGGCAATGCACTGAACGGGGCACGTAAGGCTTCCATGAATACGCTGATGGAGGAAATGGGTGCTCAAATTCCAATGAGGCCGTCTTGGTTGAGTGTGCTTGGGTTGACCACCAGAGATACCCACGCATTTCTTGATGGTGTACCGGCTGATGAGCAAGGATTGTGGAATCTTGCCGGTTACATGATTCCTTGGCCGGGGCACGTCAGCCTGCCAGCCGGGGAGCGTTGCGAATGCCACTGCACGATTACCATAGAGCTCGGGATGCAGCAGGAAGAAGCTTCGAGATTGATAAATGAGTATAGCCAATTCTGAGAGCAGTATGGACCGGCTAAGGGATATAGTTCCTGCGGATGCGAAGTGGAGTACACTGCCGGCCAATACATAATAATGGAGAAGTGCGATGAATAAAAATGGTAATGCAAGGCATTTTCGCAAGTTGCTCAAGTCACAGCCGGATGACATCACTTTATGCCAGGCGGTTCAGGAGAAGTTCCTAGAGTTATGTGGTTCATGGGTTCGAGTCAAGCAGCAGGGAATTGATATTCCGCAGGACGTGCATGCTGACATGTTTCAGTGGCGTCGTATAATTACTCGGCACCAGAAGGGTGATTTTCGCAACACTGGAGCTGAGCTGCAATCGCTCAAGAGTGTGGCCCAATGGACGGTTGACATGAATTGTGCGTTGCGGAATCAACCCAGCAAAACAATTGAATGGAAGGATGCGTGATGAGCAAAGAAGGCGACATGATTATGAATGCTCAGCGTCGGTATAAGAGGGGGTCTAAGGGGCGGAGAGTCGATCGTTTGTGTCCTATTTGCTTACGTCTTGAATCTAAAGGGCATGGGCCGTTGTGTCCACGTCGAAAGGGAGGTGGGTTATGATTAGTTTGTTGTGGCTGTTGTTGGGTCTGATTCTTGGTTTCGTAATTGGGGTATTGACCATCAGCCGAGACGGTAACTTGCTTTCTGATGCACAAAAGCGTTTGAAGAAGGGTGAATCGATCACATTCTCGATGAGTTGTTATGGTTGCGATGATGACGATGGTGATTCTGGGGAGCATCCTTTGTTTCCCAGGACTGAGCAATTCAAATCTAACTAGGAGCTAAGGTTTCGATGTTGCGATACTGGGAAGTTGTGGACGATAATGGCGTGATCGTTGCCGCTGGTTTGGGTGACACCAAACACGCACGCGGTCGGAACAGCCAGCGAGAGGACGTGGAAAAACCCCTTCGACAACATCAGAAGGGAGTTTGTCAAACGCCCCTCGAAGAAGAATCACCGGAAGAGGGTTGAATGAAATGACTAATTTTCTACAAGGCAGGCTACCTCAGATAGCTGATGTACAGTGTAGCCGGCTAGTCTTTCAACCTGGTGATCGCATTATCGTCCGCATGCGGGTCAATATAGACAGGGAACAGTATCGCAAACTGAGGAAGAGCGTCCAGAAGTTTGCTGGTTGTGAGGTGGAGGTGCTTATCATCAATGAGTTGGAGATGGAAATCGAAGTCAACAAGGGCATGGCAGGAATGCCTTGCCCGATGTGTGGAAAGGCAATTGGTACATGAGCGAATTAAGTCACTGGAGAGAGTTGCTCAAAAATGATGATGATCTTGCCCGTTTCATGCGTAGTATGCAGAAGTTCGACCACTTGTTCTGCGACTTGATGAATAAGGGAAGTGAATATACTTTGCGGCTCGAAATCAAAGGTCGCAAGGGCAGACTACTTCACTGTCGAGTGGGAACAGATGAGTTTGATAGGGATGAATAAAAAAATAGCAAAAGTGGTCTTGGGTAGTTGAAAAGGTACTCTATAATCAAGAGTATCACAGGACGTCTAAAGCGACCACGAGGAGCTGCGGCGTAGATCCTGATGGATTTATGATCGCAGTTTCTTTTTGTGGAGAGTAAACATGAAAAACGTATCTTTTTGGTTGGGCCCTGCCGTTGGACTTTCCGGGCGGGCGTTGGTCATCACGAGAATGTACCGGGCAGGTGATGATTCTGCACCGGCGGCATTCTACAGTGGTGCTCTGGCAAGTAGTGCTGAATCAGTGACAGTGCCGTTGACAGATAATGTGATCTGGCAAGCTGTCTTGACAGACACAAGAACATCCGGGGAAATCAGTGTGCCGGATGTTTTGAACTTCCACACGGGTTCGCTACAATTTCCGGGTCCGGCATCAGATCATGTCAACCGGTTGCAGATTCTTTCGATGGAGGATTTGTCAAGTTCGTCTTCGACCAGTTCTTCGAGTGTAAGTTCTTCAAGTTGGAGTTCTCAGTCGAGCCAATCGAGCCCGAGTAGTTCGAGTTCTTCGAGCAGTTCCAGTTCTTCGAGTTCTAGCTCTTCGAGTCCGAGTTCTTCGAGCTGGTCGAGCATATCGAGTCAATCAAGTTCTTCGAGTATGAGTTCTTCGAGCATCTCGACAAGCTCTTCAAGTTCCGAGAGTTCGAGCGAATCGAGCAAATCGAGTTCTTCGAGTATGAGTTCTTCGAGTATTTCGACAAGCTCTTCGAGCCAGTCGAGCCACTCAAGTTCGTCTTGGTCGAGTTACTCAAGCTCATCCGAAAGTTCTTCGGAATCAAGTCAGAGTTCAGCGTCGAGTGTTTCGACCAGTTCCGAGAGTTCGAGCGTATCGAGTTCATCTTGGTCAAGTCAATCTGGCGGAAACTAATAACAGTGCATGAGCCAAATCATACGAGCATGGCAGCGATACCAGAATCGTCCGAAATACGATGGTCCGGACGCTGCCATGCTCGATGGCCACAAAGTTACCTTGAAAGAGGAGTCTACAATGCCTCGTGAGTTTAAGCTTCCGTCGAAGCACATGGACAATGTTATTCGTCTTATCAAGACAGCTTCACTCGATCATGTGAAGCATCTGAGGACGGCATCTTTTAACAACCTGAAACGGTTGGAGTTGAAACGCAATCTCAAGGTTGCTCGAACGAAAGTTCCGAAGGGTAGCGACCAGTTCGATCTGGGTTCTATCATCACCTGGATGAACCAGATCCCAAAGACAGACAAGAAGGCGAAGCAGCAATTGTTGGTGATTGATGCTACAGCTTGTCGTCGCATGGGAGGGTGATTTGCTATTCACAATTCAAAGGAAAAACAATGATTCCTAACGATAGACTACTTGCTGCTATCCGGTCTCGCGGCCAAAAGCAGACAGAGTTCGGTTATGGTATTCAGACAGCTGATGTTTTTGTGAGAACGTTGGCTGAGCGAATCGGACTCGACAGTTGCTATAAATATGCAGCGAGCAGAAAGACCAGTTTTGATGACCTGCTCCAGAAAGCCGGACGGACGTTGGTCTACTCGAATCCTGACATGTGCATCGAGGAGAAGGATGCCAGCAAGATTCGCAAGGATCACGACGTTGAGCTTCCGAAGAATACCTTGATGGTGTTTAAGCACACATTGACGACATCATCCAAAGACCGTGATGGAGATGTTTTGCATGCTGGAGGGGCCAAACCAGATCCGAAGATGCTGCTTCTCTGGCAACACCTTCACACCATGCCGATCGGGAAGGCTATCGTCATTGCTGACCAGACCGACGATTATCTGAAGATGGTCTCCTGCATTGTTGATATGAACGAGACCAGCCATGATGCCGCAGTTATGGTGGACAATGACATGGGTAGATTTTCCCATGGTTTCCGGGCCATTGACTTCGAGGAGATCAAGGAGGGTGATAAAAAGCGGCCAACCGGAGCCTTCGACATCAAGGAATACGAGATCATGGAAGAGTCGCTTGTCAGTGTACCAGCCAACATCGACGCGACAACTGAAGAGGTTATGCTGTCGTTGGTTGAGGGTGGCAAGTTGACCAGCCCGATGATGAAGGATTACGGCAAGGCACTGCGAGAAAAGCGTTCGGTGCAAGTGCCGGTCACGTTTCGTGAGATCCAATGCAGTTCATTCGACGAACTCAAACAAGCCCACGAGGCTGGTTTGATTGCCGGAGTAACCCAGGAGAAGAGCGATGAAACCACAGATGACAAAAGAGGAAGAGCCGGCCCATCAGAAGAAACCGATGAAGAGGTCGATGACAATGAAGGACGGAAAGCAGATGGAGAAGAGGAAAGTGCCGACAAGAAAATGAAGTGCCCCGAATGTGGTGCAGTCATCAAGGATGGAAAATGCACCAAGTGTGATTATGTGGTGCCCAAGTTGGATGTAGGCAAAAACAATGGGCCTGGTGGGCATAAACCTGACGGTACTGGGCCTCATGGTGCCGGTGCTGGACCAGGGGATGGTCATGCTGATGGTTCTGGCAAAGCCAAAGCCGAGGATGATGCCAAAAACTTCCTCGTGGATGCAAAATACTATGAACCTCTTCAAGATTCCTACGAGTGGATTCGCAATCAACTGGACCCACAAGTTCGGAAATTGTTGAGCCCAGGTGAAGGTGAGTGGTGCAGTATCGAGGCCACGTTTGCCGATCATGTGATTGTGCAAAAGGAATCAAGTGTAAGTGAATCAACAATTTTCTACCGCGTCTCTTGGGCGATGGAAGACAGTGTACCTATATTGTCCACGGAAATCAAGGAGGTGGAAATCCTACCAGCTCGGGTCACTTCCAAATCCACCAAGCAGGGTCGTGTCATTTCCAAGGCCAATGAGTTCAGTATCCAAGATGCTGTCGATGACCTGAAGGAAGTCGGCAAGATGCCAATTACCCGCCCAGCAAAGGCATTGGTCAAGTCGGCTACATCCACATTGGTCAGTGTTCTGAAGCAGCTTGAACAAACGGACACTCAGGAAGACTCTATGACCACACAGTCTGCCATGTCAAAAGTCATAACCAGTGCCACTCCGGTTGAGAGAAAACAGATGAAACATCTGCTCGACGTCTTTGAAAGATCTGAGCAGCGAGCGAAAGAAGTAAGGGCCATGCGGCCCTTGTTGCGGACACGCCTGGCGAAGTGACCCGGCGGTCAACCAAGTTTCGGTTTACCTAGGAGAAAAAAATGAATCCAACCGAAGCTCTGAAAAACTGGCTCATCGAAAACAAGGGTGTTGACAAAGACGCCAGTGACGATGTGTTCAGTAAGGCCGTTGCGGATGCGTTGCTTGACAAGTCCCTGTCGGCCGAAGACTACTTTGAATTGTCGAAGGAGTCTGATGATGGAGATGCCACGGAAGTCTCAAAGCAGTTTGCGGGGATTGCCAAGGGCATCAATGAGACCAACACTCTGCTCAAGTCGATGTTTGAAACGAAGACTGTTGAGAAAGAGGTTGTTGTCGAGGACAAGGATGTTGAGAAGTCCAAGAAGCCGGCCGACGAGAAGAAGGTCGATATTTCTGGCATCGTTGCTTCTCAGGGTGGAACTCCTACGGAGCCCAACGGAGACAAGGGCATGCAAGTTTGTGTCAAAGAAGCTGTCGAAATGTACGACGGCAGTCGAAAATCGATGACCTACCCCACCTTGAAAGAGAATGGGACAGCACACCAGCTTGCTGGCCAACGGGTCAAAGAATTAGGCCGTCCGTTGGACGAACCCAGTGAGCAAGACGCGGCCCTTGCCGGTGCTTGGGCTAAGTTCCAGATCGCCGCTGCTTGTCCGAAGATTGCTGGCTCGGCCACCCGAGCTTGGGAGGTGATGCCCGAGCACGACAAAAATCTGCTCCATCATCTTGCTGAGAAGGGGATGTGGGACGATTCTAAGGACAACAAGCCCCGAATGCAAAAGGGCTACCACCGAGATGGGATGAAAGCCCTGATCGATGATTCGACCAGTGGTGGGCTCGAAGCTGCTCCGATCGTGTTCGACGACATGGTTATCACGACTCCGTTGCTGAATGGGGAACTGTACCCACTCGTGAATACCGTTCCTTTGGATCGTGGACGCCGCGTGGAAGGTGTTTCAACGGGCACTGTGACCTCTTCCTGGGGTGGCGTTGATGACACGGCAGTCACGCTGTTCAATACGGCGAGCTACGTGTCGGCGTTCGACACTACCATCTTCCGATGGGAAGGTTCGGTTCGCATCGGTTTGGACTTCCTCTCCGATACTCCGATTGATTTCGGTCGTCACATCACTGCCCAGTACGGTGAGAGATTGTTGGAGGATTTGGATGACGTGATTGCAGTTGGGAATGGTACGACTCAACCAGAAGGCGTCATGAATAAAACTGGAGCCAGTTCCGTTGCTTTTGGTGGAGCTACATCCATCGGTAACTACGAATCTCTGAGGTTCGGAGTGTCCAAAGCAGAGCACAGAGCTAACGTCAAAGCTTCGGCTGTGTTCTGTGGGACGGAAACCAGTTATCAGAATGCCATGGCACTCAACTTGGGCACTGCTGATGCTCGTCGTTTGTTTGCCTTCAGTGAGACCACGGGCACGTATGATGGATACTCCATGATGCAACGCCCGTACAAGATCAATGAGAGTTTGACCAATTCTCAAATCTTCTATGCTATCATGGCCCGGTATCGAATGTACAGACGAAAGGGTTTGGCCATTCGCACTTCGACCGAGGGTGACACTCTCATCCGACGCAACGAGATGTTGATCGTTGCCATGGCTCGTTATGGAGGTCAAATGGAACGTGGTGCATCTTGTGCTATCACCACCACTGCTCCTGCTTGATGAGTTACCTGTTGCGACACCACAGGGCTGGTTTATCGTTCTTCGGCTAGCCCTGTGGTGATTCTTAAAAAAAAAACAAAACGAAGAACACATACATTGAGGAGAACGAAAATGAGTTCAAGTTTACCACCGTTTGGAGTTCGGGCAGATCATCCAAGGAATTGTGACTTGATTATTCAGGGAATACCAGGATGCCGTCTCAGGTCCCGTATTATTCCGAGTCGAGCGTCAATGGCCAGTAATCAAAACCCTGATGATGGACATTTTATTCCACCTGATCAATCAAGACATTTGGGAGTTCTTCCGGAAATACCCGGAATGGAAATCCATGTGAATCCCGAGAAAGGCACTTACAAGATCGTCGACCCATTGCGAGGAAACGACAAGATTCTGAATGCTGTCAAACGTGGTTTGGAGCATGATGAGAGGCCATTTTCTGGCACGAAGTTCGATGGAGTCCCCACTCGGGAAGGTAAGTTGGACAAACATCGCATGAAGACGTTGTGTCGAGAACTGGTGCAATTGTTGGAGGTTGAGCACATGGCAATGGTCAAGGGACCTCGGCCTGATTTGGAAGACGTTGATGAGCTGGACGGGGATTATTTACTTAATCCAGGGTCCACTGTACCCAACAGTCAGCCGATGTTTGAAAAAGATATGGAAAACTACAACGCCAAGGTGAACGAGGTTCGTTGATGGCTGTACCGTTGGGCAAGTTGAGTGCTGATGTGAGGCAGGCTATTGATCTGCGTCGTTCCCGTGCTGGGGCTGCCAGGGATGTTAGGATCGAATGGTTCATCAAGGAAGTCAGTAACAAAGTGTCATTGACGATGAAGAAACGTACTCAGCTTGCAACGGTCTTGATTCGTGACAAAGTGGTGCGGAATATCGGTGTGGCCGTAAAAAAGGAAAAGGGGCCGAAGGGAGGGACCATAGTCACTCAGCGAAGCGTGGCTGGGGAGTTTCCACGGGCTGACACGACCCAGTTGATGAAGAATATCTTTTACATGGTGGAAAAGATAGGCCGTGGTCATTGGCTGGGATTTGTTGGTACCACTTTGGATTACGGATTGATCCTGGAGACGAAGATGGGCCGGAGTTTCTTGGCAAGAACCCTGAATGAGAATAGGTCTTTGGTGAATGCTATTTTAACTGGACCGATCAAATGAGCGTGGGATCCGCTGACATACAGAAAGCTGTGGTAGCCGCTTGAGATGCATCATCGTTGGATGCCAAGTTCACTGACCTGGGTGGTGGTTCCCCGGTTCTCAACTTCAATGAAGCCACGCCTGAGCAGGATCAACCCTACGCAGTTTGGAGTTTCGGCAGTTCCATGGTGGAAACAAGGACTACAGGTGGTTCAGCCACGCTAAACAGAGAGATACGAAATGGCAGTTTGAGGTTTGATGTCCATTCAAGACCTGTGCCAGAAGATTCGAGGGGAGCAGCACAAATTGCCGCTTACCTGATTGAAGAGATTATGAAGGTATTTGGTGGTCACCCGACAGAGAATCCATCAGCATGCATTTCGTTGGACAACGGTGAGTTGCTGACTGTACAATTCACAAGAGATTACTGCATTCAAACTGGAAACAACAATTATCAGTGGACACTCGAATACCAGGTGCTGGTTGATGTCCCCGTGGCTTTGTAGGAGCGATTAGATGGCTGAATCAATGTCGAATCCGAGGATCAATATTCAAATCAGCGGTACTCTGACGAACACCCTGGGAGATGCCACTGCTGGTTCCATTGCCTATCCGGTTTGCGATATTACTCCCACTTTGGCAAATGGCGTCAGTGCCGCACAGTGCAACCGAGGGTGGCAGCGTAAAGATGTTACCATTGCTGCTTACGCACAGGAAACGATCGACCTCTATGATTTTGTTGGAGTGGACATAGGTGCCGGTGCTGGCAGGGATGGCCTTGGTCAGTTGCTGGCGTTTGAAGAGATTGTATGTATAGTAATTGTCAATGAGAATGCTGCCACGGCGGCTGGCATCCTTGAAATACTCCCAGCTAACTCCCAGGGTTGGACACCGATAGGCACACATACAGTTGCCGTGGGTGGAGCTTTGCGTGGTCAAGGTGGGCTCGTTAAGTACCAAACAGCAGAGGCTGGGTTCAACATAACTGATGGAGCAAGCCACCGTATCACCTTGAGGGCCGTGTATGGTTCTGTAACATATTCGATGTACATCTTGGCTCGCCATGATGATGACGAATCTAGTTCTAGTTCTTCCAGTTCAAGTTCTGTCAGCAGTTCTTCGAGTATATCAACCAGTTCCAGTTCCATCTCAACTAGCTCGATTTCGACCAGTTCGAGTTCGATCTCAACCAGTTCGAGTTCACAGAGTTCGTCATCCAGCAGTTCTCAGAGTAATTCGTCCAGCAGTTTGTCAAGTCAATCGTAACGAGGGTGATAGTCAAATGTCCGAAGCGATGTCAAACCCGAAAATCAGTGTCCGAGTTACTGGCACTCTGCTGAACACTTTGAGTGATGCGACCAATGTTTCTATTGCTCATCCGGCTGGTAATCTTGGCCCTACTTTGGCAAATGGTGTCAGTGCTGGTCAATGCAACAGGGCATGGCAGCGAAAAAGTATCACCATTGCCAAGGATGCTCAAGAGACTATTGATCTTTACAATTTTGCCAGCATTGACATAGGTGCCGGTGCCGGTCGTTCGGCCTTTGGGCAGTTGCTAACGCTCGAAGAGATTGTGTGTATTGCAATCGCCAACGAGAACGCCGTGGGGGCCGCCGGTCTCTTGGAAGTGATTCCAGCCAGTTCGGAAGGTTGGACGCCAATAGGCAGTCACACAAATGCTACAGGCGGTGCCTTGGGAGGTCAAGGAGGCCTTGTTAAATACCAGACAGCAGAGATAGGTTTCGAGATCAATCTTGGTGAAACAGAATTGATCGTCAATGGTGGTTTCGGTGTAGATTTGACGGGCTGGAATTCAACTATTACGGGTACAGGTACCGTGACGTGGGGTAGTTCCGGTGGTGGTTATGTTAATTTATCATCTGATGGGTCTTCCAGTGCTCGAATAAGCAATGTTGC